CTTCCGGGGCTTTCCTTTTGCCTTTCATTCTCTCCACAAGCTTCTCTTCCATTTTCTTCACTTCATCAATGAAGTTATTAAAATTCTTTTCAAATGTTTCCATAAACTCTTTCATGCCTATTCCTCCACAGATACAAAGATATTAGATTTTAAGATACAAAATGGGCGAACACCGAGGTCGCGGCTACAATCGTCGCAGTTGACACGGCCGGACGGAGAAACAACGGCGAGGCAGTAACTCCACCCTCTTCCTGGAACTGACCAAGGTGTACATGTCCACCACCAATCTGAAAGACCTCTGTTTACTAACAAATTATTGTATTTTCTTACTTCGTCAAACGTCAGAGGACGTACTTTACAAATTGCTTCTCCATAATCTTTCTGCATATCTACTGTTGTCAGATCCGCTTCGTTCTCAATGATATTATCTGCTCCGAATACTTCTGAGAATTTCTCTAAAATCTCTCCATCGAACAGTTTGCGGACTGCTGCCAATTTATAATCCGGCGTATTATCGTCAAATACTACATTCTTTTTGAACAGATCTTCTGTGATTACCTTTGTTGCACCTTCTAACTGCTCCAGGACAATGAATGTCCCAATGTCTGTTGTAAATTTGCTACCTGCTGCCAATTCTGAAATCATTACGTTTTTCATGTTCTTAATCTCCTTTTCTACTTGTTTGTCTCTTTCTTTATGTATTTCCAGTACATCTCTGGAATCCACCATGTTCTTGTGCCCTGCCTGAATTCTGCAAATCTGGCACCTTTCTGATTTTTGAGTGTTCTTACGTACTCGCCTCCGACGTCGTCATACTTTGAATTGCTTTCTTCGACTCTGTACGTTTCCCCTTTTACAAATAATCTTTTTGGCATTTTGTTCCCCTTTCTCCTCCGGCCGGTACCGGAGGATGCTGCTATATTAACTGGCTCCTTGTGATACATCGCCAATAGGTGCGACCTTCGTTATATCTTCATACATGAATGATTTATATCCATTTCCCACATCCACCCATACAACAGGTCTTCCATCTAATGTAGTTGCAAATCCTTCGATTCTGCCTTCTCCTGTAAGCCTGCTGCCATCATAGGTCATGGCATTCTCGAATCTTACTAAGTCTCCTTTTTCTAAATCTTCATATTTTACAATCATCTTCCACCTCCAAATAGTTTCTTCCGATCAGTTCCATAAACTGCCGCCTGCTATGAGTTTCCTCATACTTCATCTGACAATGTCTCTGTAGAAGTCTCATATTCTCATGATTTTCATGCACTGCCTCTTTTGCAAATTCATGGTGTCTTACACACAGATCAACAGTAAATCCTTCTGCTTCTGATATATCTCTCAGTGGTCCTCCATAGATATGATGCTTATGTGTAATCGCATAAATTGCATTATTTCCTTCTAGGAGGATGCATAAATAACATCTGCCATCCTTCTGCTGTAAAATACTCTTTTTATGAGCCTTCTTCTTTTTCTTCTTTTGGTACTTTGGGTACATCAATTCATCTGCAGGCTGCCTCTTTTGCTTTTGTTTCTTCCGAATCACCTTCTGCTTTTTCTTCTTTTCCGGTTTAGGAAACATCAGCCCACTCATGTTACGCCTCTATAATGGTCTTTCCATTTTCGTCTACTTCTTCCAAGAAGAAACTGTTCCAGAAATTCGCATTTGTAAATATCTGAATACTCGCTTTTCTGAGTTTTGTTTTTAATGCCTCTTCCATTGCACTGGCCATGTATAAACTCAGTTCTTCTGTGGAGAGCTTGTCCATATATTCTTTTCTTGTCTGGTACGGACGATTTATGCACTCTTCTGCTGATACTTCAATTTCTGCTTCCAACTTTGTTTTACTAGTATTCTCGGTCATTTCAGGCGGACAGTATTCTGGGAAATCTTTCGTTAATTCTGTCTGTCCCGGCACCTGATCATCTTCCATTTTCTCTTTATGTGGTTTTTCCTTTGGAATCTCTACAGGACTTTCTGGTTTGTTTTTCGGTTCTGATTTTGTTTCCACTTTATGTACTGGTGTACTTGCATCCTTGGAAGTTTCTTTCTGAACAGGCTCTGCTGGTTCTTCTTTCTGCTCATTTAACTGTTCTCCATACTCTCTTTCATAAATTTTGTACATCGATTCTGATACATCCGGATAATTTGGAAAGAATACCTCTTCGAATGCTTTGGCCAATTCTATATATCCAAATTCTTCTCTTTCTCCCTGGTTACGATATGGCATTATCTGAATCACTTTCTCCTGCATCAGAACATTTGCTGTCGGCAAACGGAACATCTTGAACTTTGTCGGATTCACAATGGCAAGAATATCTTCCTCAATCCCTGTTACAACAATATCCTTTCTAACCCAGTCCACCATTTTTTCAAACGCATCTTTATTTGTTCTAAAGAATTCTTTTACCAGCATCTTTGGCCAGCTCATTTTCTCTTCTTCGATTTTTGGTGCGACGTCGCACAGCTCCATTTGCGGAGAATAATGTTTCTCCGTTTCTCTCACGACTCCTTTTGCCTCACGGATGTCTTTTACTGTAGCTTCTACTGGTACCGCTTCGCGGATCTCTTCCGGCAGTCCTAACATTTCCGTCAGCTTACTGCTGCCATATCCTCGATATTTCATTTCAATCTGTGGACTGTATCCTCCCACACTATATGTGTCGTTGATTTCCATAAATCTAACTGCTGTTGTACGTCCTATCCCGAATGTACTCTTTGCATACTCATAAATACTCCCGAAGCCTTTCTGCTTGTACAATTCATCATCCCTGGTTTTCTTCAGGTAATAACCTACAGCAATAAATCCTTCTGCTATATTTTCCAATTCACTCTTGATAATATTCGTCATGTCATCGATATTTCCGATGGCTCTTATCTCTTTCATACTTTCCATTAGCCTGCTTTCCTTTCTATCTGATGCAATTTCTTTTTCTTGAATGCTTCTACAAATTCCTGTACCTCTCCTGTCATATCGCAGTTATTCTTTCCTCTGCACTGAATAATCTTCCCATCTCTCACTTCCATGGTATAAAATGACTTTTCCGGTTCTGCTTTCTGCCTGATGAATAAGATACATGTCTTTCCGCCCACCATTCTGTCAATATATGTGGATACACAGTGATGCAAGTTATTCCCTTCTGTCCGTATTTCACTTGGTTCTTTCGGCAATCTGATAAAGAGTCCTTCTCTCTCCATTTCAAATCCATTCCAGTTCATCAACTGAATGGTTTCCTTGTATATCTCCAGCTTCTTATCATCTTCCGCCTTTTTGATCTTCAGATCCTTCTCCCTTCGTTCTTCAAGATACTGGTCATGTCGTGCCTTTAGATCTTTCGGAAATAATATCCATTCATTCCTCAAGTCATAACCAAGGCCTGCTGCCATCTGCAGATAATCATGGTATTCTCTTATTAAATCTTTAGAATCTTGAAGATTTTCTTTCAAATACCGCATCATCTTATGCTCTGTTGTATGCCTGATGTATATCGCAAAATTTCTTCCACTGCCATATTTCGCAAGATAATGAACATTCTCTCTCTTTGGAAGGATTCCTACTTCCTGGAACTCCCATGTAATCTCATATTCCCTTACTGTAGGATCCGTACCGGCAAGTATTTTGTAATAGTCCTTTTTCAGATTTAAAATCTTTCTCACTGCAGTTTCTTCTGCCTCCATATAGTGAATCGTCTGTCTGTTCCAGACAAACGTGGATGTCATTTCATAAAATCCACATTTCACTAATTGCTCAATCCCCTTTTTATAGTGGTATCTTTTGATGTAATGCTCTGGATAAAATTTCAACTTCTGTCTGGCAAACAGTTCTATCGCTGAGTACTCCATGCACGTCCCTTTTAAAGTCCTTTTTAAGTTTCTCCAATAAAGAATCACCGGATGTTCTTTTACTTTTTCATTCCAGCACGTAAAATCCTTATAGCACCACCTGATTATGTCCGTACTCTTGTATTGATAAAACTCAAACTCGTTTCCTTCGTGGAAATCCTGGTCATACATTTGTCGTACCTTCTCCCAACTGCCACCTTCTATACGGATTCCATTCTCATATTCCACTCTCACTTTAAAATATCGATACACAAACCCTTCTGCTGTCTTCTGAATAATTCCCACATGCCCCCAATCCACCAGGTTCCCTGACTTCTTCCTGCTTTTATACACAGTTTTTCTTCCACAATGAGGACACACTGTTTCCTGGTTATATTTAGGTTTGCTGATCTTCACTGTATGTTTACATGCAGTACAGTATCCTTTTTTTACATTCCGTCCAGCATCGTAGAAAATGTATTGAGGTAGTCCATCCGACAAAATCCAATCTCCAAAATCTTTTGGAAGTTCCGGAACGAGTCTCATTTCTGCATCTATCTTGTCCAATTCTGTACGATTTTTCTCAGTACTTTCCCAATACTGGACTGCTGCCATCGGGTCTTTTTTCTCATTGTCCGTGTAATCCAACAGTACTTTCCGTTCATCATCTGTCATCCACAATCCCTTATCGCTATACCAGTAATATCTTGGTGTGTTCTCACATCCACAGCTATATTCCAGCCTTTCAATCGTGGACTTTCTCCATTTCCCTTTCCTGTTATCCCAGGTATCATACTTGCCATCATGCAGAAATACTCTGTATGCCGGGTATTCCCTCCCCTCTTTTATCATTTCTCTTGTAAATATCGCTACTTCCAGAACGTCTTCTGTCCTCTTCGCCCTGTAATACCATATAAGATTCGGAACCCATAACGGACCTCTTCCGCCACTTGCATTGTATCCCTTATCATTTCTAACAGTTTCCTGCATTCTCCTTGTTACTTTCATTTCCGGAAGCTTCAGCAGTTCTCTTTTCTTCATAGCCTATCCCTCCAGAAAATAATCCCTCGCCCAATGAAACACCGTCAGATCCGCAACCCAGTGTCTTCCCGTATCCTTCTGAATCTTTTTGCAGTTATTCTCTATTCTTGTCATGCATTCTTTGATTGACTTCTTTTTGCTTCTGACTTTATCCGCAAATTTTTCTCAATACAAAGTGTCTTCAGATAATCAACTACAGGTTCTGCCGGAATCTGGTTGTTTTTATATGCGCTTGCTTCAATGTCCAGCTTTCCCATCGCAGCATTCATCCAGTCCGTCAGCTCATCAGACATCCCGTCGATATACGCCTGTGTCATGAACTCGTTCAGTCCATTCTCTTTTGCAAGAAGTTTGATGTGTTCAACATCTCCTTCTGCCATCAGGCCCGCTGCACATGCATTTATCTCTTCATAGTTATCAAAATTACCGAATGTCTCATACATCTCTCTTACCTCTTCCCTTCCTGTTTCTCCAATCTTTCACCAAACTTCTCATCGTTCGTCAGCATTCCGTTTATCCACTCCGAAAATGGATGCTTTCCCGCTTCCGCTACCAGTAAATGCTTTACGGACTGCTGCCACAGTTTCTTCCATTCTTCCTGATTCTCCAACGGTGTTCCTTTGCTTGATATGAACCCATTTTCTGCCCATGACTCCAAATTATTCTCCATCATGTTCAGGATGTATGTATTCTCCGTGTGAATGTGAATCTCACAAGCCTGATTCATCCTCATCAATGCTTCATTTATTGCCCGGAGAACTGCGCCGTTATATGTCTCCTCACATTCTCCAAACCAGTCTCTTGTGTGAGGAATCTCATTGATTATGCACTCCAACACAAAACCGTATCTTTTCTTGCATTTCCTAGTACTTGCGGGATTTATGCCTATGTAAATATCTACTCTTTTCACCTTTTAAATCCTCCTGTGCGTCTCTATCCGGAACATGGTGTAGTGACGGTATTTGTACCCTGTTACCGGGTTGATTCCTTCAAAGAATGATTCCTTATCTATGTACCACCCAGGTTTCGGTCTCGCTTCTTTCTGCCATCTTTTTAGTTTCTTCTCCTTTGGTGGTTTCAAAGGCATATTCCTGGATGTGGAATAATTTGCTTCTGTTACCACATGATCCAATGCATCTCCGATATCCTTTCTTGTTGTTTTCTCATCTTTGGTGATATATGCTGCCAGATCTTTGAACCCTCCTCTTTTATACAGAGGTTTCGGATCATGTACTCTTCCGTGTGGCCATGCTTCATTCAATAGTTTGATCAGATTCGGTATGTCATTTATTACCAGGTGCACATGCCAGTTATTTGATTTGTTGTTCTCTATGTTCCTGATCCAGAATAGTTCGCATCCATTCTTTTTGTATTCCTTCCGGATCTTTGTGATAAAGGTCCTGAAATCTTTCTTTACTGTCTTTATATCCGGCGGACGTGTTTCTCTTCGATATGTCAGAGTTACAAACCAATCATTCTCGCTAAAATACTGCCTAAGACGATGTCTTGCTTTCTTCTCTTTGTTGTATTGATTGATTTTCGCCACCTGCTCCGGAGTCGCTTTCTTCTTTTTATCTCTCCGATTTCCAGGGGCTCCATACCTTCCATCGTGATACTCCTCCACCTCTATCACGTCCGCAAAGATATAACTCTTTTTCTTTGTTGCCATCTTCTCTCCTGTGCCTATTTTTAATATTCTTATCAAGATTGAAAAAGGGCTTGAAAGTCCCTTGTTTTCTTGACTTTCCGCCCCACAGATGGTACTATACTTATAGGTATTCTTATCTGTGTGACGGAAGTCACTCCAGCGTATCTGTTGCCGCAGATGCGCTATTTTTTTGTTTCTATATATCGTCCAAAATCTCGATAGCATACTATGTATTCTGCAATCTGATGCACTGCAAAAGCTACAGCTATCACAATGAGCGTTACTAATGCTTCTACTGCTCCTGCCGTAAGTGTAATGTGCTCCTGCTCAATGCATCCCACAATCCCTGTGAGGTTCAGTCCAGCAATAAGCATTACCCATATCGCAATGTTCTTGATCCGTTTGCATTTTTTTCTTCTTTCCTGAAATGTCTTCAATTTCATCCTTCCTCCTTAGATAATTACAAATTCTCCCTCTCTATACTCCCTGGCTTCCTGTTCAATTTCTTCTATCGTGTGCTTTGTTGCACACTTCATTTCGTTATTATCTAAATATCGAATAAATCTTGCCGGATGCTCTATGCCTTCCTGTGTCTTCATAGCTTGTCCCTCCTTTACCGCCTCATGCGGTCTTTACCCTCTCGTATCCAATCGCTGTTAATGCACGGTGATTCCATTCTTCCACTAACTTCTCACGCTGTTCTTTTGGCAGATCTTTAATTTCAACCTCTTTCCCATCGATAATCACTAGATTTCTATATCTCAACAGATCACCTCCTATTTATATTTATGTCCTACTGTTTGTACACGTTTCTTCTTTTAATTCTCTCAGTGCATGCTCTGCATCAGATGTGTGCCGACACAGGCCATCGCCTCCCCATTTGTAACAATGGTTCTTCTCACACTCTCTTTTATTCCCATCACACAAATATGCTTCTTCCATATCTCCACCTAGTTCTTCTTGTTTATTTTTCTGCTATAATATTTTTGCGGACTGCAAATCGCCTCTTTGAAAGGAGGTGATAAACATAAGATTTTATAGAATGACTTCTTCTCCTTTACTTGCTCGGAAATACCAGCGTATTGGATATAAGGTAGTTGCTCTTTCTAACTGGGTTGGAGAATCGTTCCCAATGACCATCCACCTGGAGAAAGTAGTTTAACTACATGTGACTGATAACCGTTCTCCACTGCAGTCCACAAATCTTGTTTGTTCTTTTTGAATCTATTTGGTATAATCTTCCTAACTAATGATGAAAGGAATTTAGTTATGGACAGATTAACGAAAGAACAGTCTGATTTTTTACGTAAAATCATTACATCTCCTATTAAATTTGATACTCTCACAATCGACGAAAAAGCAATTTGCGATTTCCTTACTAAAATGAAATATGTCACCTACCATACCGTCCCTAAGACTTATTCCGGAAATGGTATATTTCAATCTTGGAGTGAAATAGAAACGATTTCTATTTCAGAAGCCGGAAAGATGTATTTAATAAACGAACAATTATCTGATGAACAGCGTCAATATCTCAAAGAACAGATGGACTCTTTGAAAAACATTGCTGATTCTGCTGAGACTCAAGCTAAACTTGCCGTTGAAGCGTCTCATAGAGCAGAAATAGAAGCAAACAACGCTAAAAAAGATGCTCTCTTTTCCAAAATACTTGCAATACTTTCCTTCCTCGTAAGCATCGTCGCAATCATAGTTCCGTTGCTCATATAACAAGAACTCTTATGAGCAAAGAAATAAAACTTATAACCAAAGCTACCACTGAGATAATCTGTGCTTGATAGCTCCATTTATATGCCTGTTCCCTGTATTCTTTTGTCCTTTTTAAGATTTCATCAATATCAGTTTCATCTTCCTTTTTTTCTGTCTTACAATGTCTTTTCATCTTCTACTCACTCCCTTCTGTTGAAAATAAATACTTCAAAGACAAATCAGGGAAGTATGCTTCCTGAATCGCAAAAGACTGTTCAACTGAAAAAGCACTATCTCCATTTAACTTGTTTGCCACACTATTTCGATGAACCCCAAGTAACGATGCGAGATCTTCTATAGATACTTTTCTTTTTGCCATTTCCCCTCGTAAGTTTAAACAAGGCATTTTATCCCTCCTTCTCATTTAAATACGCATTTGCGTGTTGCTATTGTCACATTATCACGTGTTTGCGTGTTTGTCAACAAAAAATTACGCAAATGCACATTATTTTATTGATAACAACTCGCAAATGTGGTATATTCAACTCACACAGGAGGTATTGAGATGGGAATAGGAAATAAACTAAGTGAATTATTAAAGCAGAAAAATATGACCGTCACTGAACTTGCTCGCAAAGTCAATGTAGCTCCAACTACTATATATTCCATTATTCAAAGAAATAACAAAAAGGTAGATATAGATGTTTTATTGGACATTGCTGATGTACTTGGTGTAAATGCAGAATATTTTCGAGAATCTGCGAAACCAGCAACCATCGCAGCACACTTTGATGGAAGCGAATACACAGAAGACGAACTTAATGAAATTCGACAGTTTGCCGAATTTGTTAAGAATAAAAGAAAGTCCTAATTATGGGACAACCAAATTAATATACTAGAGCGGGAGGTGTTAATATGAACGCTTACGAACGTTTAGAAGACGAAGCCTGCATGGACGGTATAGATGTTGTTGACTACCGTTTCAACAGTGACCGAATCAAAGGTCTCTATTGCGACGGAACAGTCGCAATCAATCAAACCTTAAAAACAACCACTCAAAAAGCAGACGTTCTGGCAGAAGAACTAGGACACCACTACACCACCGTTGGCAATATCCTAGACCTTTCAGATGTGCAGAACCGTAAGCAGGAACGACAGGCGAGACTTTGGGCGTACAACAAACGTATCGGTCTGTATGGCTTGATTAGAGCTTTTGAGCATGGTTGTAAATCGAGACATGAGGTTGCTGAATACTTGGAAGTAACAGAAGAATTTCTGCAAGAAGCAATCGAATGCTATTGTGACAAATATGGTGTGAGCTGTTCCCTTAACGGCTATTACATCATGTTCATTCCCAACTTATTGGTGGGGAAAATCATTGAGTAATGTTATGCCTCAGTGATAACATAATTCGTTTTTTAAGGCTCAATCGAAACAAAAGAAAACGAGAGAAAAGAGGTAATAAATATGGAATTTAATGAAACCATCAAACAATTAGCCGAACGAGTATCTTTATTAAAAAATACAGTTTCGACAGAAGAAGCTACAAAAATGTCATTAATCGTTCCTATGTTCCAAGCTTTAGGCTATGACATATTTAATCCATTGGAATTTTGTCCGGAATACATTGCAGATGTGGGAATCAAAAAAGGAGAGAAGGTAGATTATGCGATTTTAAATAACGGAGAACCTCTTATCCTTATTGAGTGCAAGAGCTGTACTGAAAACCTCGATAAGCATGGTTCGCAGTTATATAGATACTTTGGAACATCCAAGGCTAAATTTGGAATTTTAACTAATGGTATTATATATAAATTTTACACAGATTTAGAAGAAATCAACAAAATGGATTTAGTTCCCTTTCTTGTTATTGACTTAGATAATTTGAAAGATTCTAGCATTAACGAACTCAAAAAATTCTGCAAAGCAAATTTTGACCAAGATAAAATCTTTAGCACAGCTGAGGAGTTAAAATACACTTCATTAATCAAAGATATGCTTGCAAAAGAATTCGACAGCCCTTCTGATGATTTTATCCGCTTTATTCTTTCTCACGTTTATGACGGACCTAAAACACAAAAAATAATCGAAAAATTTACTCCTGTCATCAAGAAAACTTTGTCTGCATATATAAACGAGGTTGTAAATAACAAAATATCTTCTGCCTTAGCTGTCGATGAACCTGAAGATCAAGAACCTGTAATTGAAATTGAAGCACCGGTTTCCAAGATTATAACAACTGAAGACGAAATCGAAGCCTTTTATATTGTTCGAGGAATCTTGGCAGGCACAATTCCTGTTGAAGACATTATTCATCGTGATACTGAAAGCTATTTTGGAATTCTTTATAAAGACAATAATAGAAAACCTATCTGCAGAATTAATTTAGATAAAAAGAATAAACAAATATTCATCCCAGATGCAAATAAGAAGTTCGAACGCTTTTATATTGACTCATTAAATGATATTTATAAATACAAAAATAAGCTTATTGCTGCAGTCAAAAATTACTTGTAAAAACAAATAATACAATTACCGCTGCCATCGAGCATATCGATGGTAGTTGTAAGGGTATTATCCCTTAAAAGAAAAACCGCCTCAGTGCTACCAACACTAAGACGGTCTCCTCATAATCAATATGAGGTCGTGTATAACGCATATATCCGAAGATACATACAACACTCGCGAAAATATTGTATCATCTTCGGCACCCAATTTCAAGGAACGCAAGTTCGTTGGGTGTTATTTTTATACGCAAAATTTCATATTTTTAACAAGGAGATGATATTATGCAGCAAAAATACGGTTATGGTTATGTCAGAGTTTCTACTGACAAACAAGAGGAGCTCTCTCCTGATTCCCAGGAAAAGCTTATCCGTGACTACGCAAAGAAAAACAATATCGTTATACTGAAGATTTTCTTCGAAATCGGTGTCTCCGGAAGATCTGCAGATAAACGTCCTGCATTTCAGGAGATGATTGCATCTGCCAAATCTAAGGAGCATCCTGTTGATGCTATTTTAGTGTGGAAATTTAGCCGTTTTGCCCGTAATCAGGAAGAGTCTATCGTATATAAATCTTTGCTCAAAAAACAGAATAACGTGGACGTTATCAGCGTTTCCGAGCCTCTTATTGATGGTCCTTTCGGTTCTCTCATCGAGCGAATCATCGAATGGATGGACGAATACTATTCTATCCGCCTTTCCGGTGAAGTATTTCGTGGAATGAAAGAAAATGCCATGCGTGGTGCGTTCCAAGCACGTCCACCGTTAGGATATAAAATCGTAGAACATGGAAAACCTCCTGTAATCGTTCCAGAAGAAGCTGATATTATTCGAATGATATTTGATAAGTACGTAAACTGCAGCATGAGTTTTTTCGACATAGCAAGGCACTTGAACAATCTTGGGCTTAAAACCTCTCGCGGGAAAGCCTTTGAATGTAGATCCATCGAGTATATAATTCAAAATCCTATTTATTGCGGGCTGATTAGATGGAATCGTACACATAATGCAACTAACAATATCAAAGATAAAGATGAATGGATTATTGTTGACGGAGAGCATGAAGCTATTATATCTAAAGAACTATTTAACAAGGCCCAGGAACGCTTCAGATTGACCTATAAGCCTTCTGGAGCTCGTCCCTCCTCTACTTATAGGCATTGGCTCTCTGGATTACTTAAATGCCCTGATTGCGGACGTACATTAACTGCAAATACTCTTTATCGTAGAAATGGTGTTGCCTACTCTTATTTTTCCTGTTATGGTTACAGTAAAGGAAAATGCAATAAGCCAAATGGAGTAAGTTCCCTTGTGTTAGAAAAAGAAGTTCTTCGTTGTATGGAAGAAGTTCTTAATTCAGGAGTCATTACCTATGAACTGCGAGAATATGTTCCAACAGAACGTGTAGATGAATGTTCTGTTATTCGAAAGCGAATAGATGAACTCATTCCAAAAGAAGCACGTATCAAAGCGTCCTACCGCGAAGGCATTGATACTCTCGAAGAATACAAGGAAAATAAACGACTTATCCAGGAAGAACGAGAACGTTTAGAAGCCCAATTAAATGAATTGCTAAATAACGATTCTAATCCGGCAAAAGACCATTCTACTATTATGCTTCAAAGAGTTCAGACCACTTATGAAATCATAAAATCTGATCAATACACTACTACTCAAAAAAGTGAAGCGTTAAAACAGGTCGTAGACAAAATTGTATATAATCGTCAAGAAGATTTGCTAGATATTTATTACTTTTGTTATATATAATTTTATACTTAAATCCTCGGAAACCCTTGATTTTACTGGGTTTCCTTAACTTTATAGGTTGTAGCAAAAAGGTTGACCATTTTGTTACGACCTATAAAGCACATTTTATATAGTAGAAACTCGTCTTTCTTAGTCGAAAATCCTCTTTCCTAGTCAGTATTATGTGAAATTATTCCATTTTGCTCTATTGTAAAATCATATTTTACACAGGAGAAAACCGTCATGGAAAGAGAACTTGAAAGACTACTATACAGAGCCGGTGTGCTTCGTACCTATGTAGGATACAACTACTTCATAAAAGCTGTTATGCTAGTTTATGAAAACCCTGTACGTCTACTTCATGCTTGCAAGGAAATTTATATCCCCATCGCAGAGGAATTCAATGCAGATCCTCGGTCTGTAGAAAAAGACCTTCGTACTGTTCGTGATGTCTTTATGAGGAACAACGGGAAAACGGTATTAAAAGAGATGGGATTTTTTATTTGGCACGAACGTCCTTATCCGCGAGAGCTCATAGAAATATTTGCAGCATACCTTAGAGCTAATTACAAGCAGAACGAGATCGATTCATGAGCACGATAAGAATTGACATAGAAACTGTCCTGAAAGAGAAAGGAATTAGTAAGACTCAGCTATGCTATGACTGCAGACTGCAGCGCACACAGTTAAATAACTACTGTAAGAATAAGATTTCAAGAATAGACTTGAATATTCTGGCCAAGATTTGCGAATACCTAGACTGTGAAATTGATGATATCTTAATACTGGAGAAATAGAAAAATCTTTCTTAAGAGGGACCGGGCGGGCAAGCACCACCCTCATTAAACCCGGTAACTTTCATTCATTTCCCTCTACTATATAGACACGCGAACTTCAAAAAACTTACGCGTATTTTAAAATATTTTTGTCAAATCAGAAAAAGCCCACCTCACAATGAGATGGGCTGTAATTTTACACTTCTTTGATAATTGCATCAAAGCCTTTTTCTTTTAAAGTTTTTACCAGTGCTTCTGCATTCTTTTTATCTTTGAATGCTCCAACCTGCACACGATATGTTACTTCGCTGGATGTGCTGGTTTCTTTCTTTGCCGTTGATTTCTTTTTTAAATTCAAGAATTCAATCAAGCCTTCTGCTATCGCTTTTGCATAGGCTTTCTGCCCTGCTGCGGACGTAATCACCTTATGGTCGCCCTTATTGTCCATGAAGCCACCTTCCACCAATACAGCAGGAATACTGTTCTGATTGATAACAGCCCAGTTTGCTTTCTTGATTCCTCGTCCCTTAAGACCTGTATATTTTGGAAGATTCTTATAAATTGCTTCTGCAAGCTTCATGTCAGCGGATGTATTATTCTTGTCTACGTATATTTCAACGCCATTTGCACTTCCCCATTTACCGAGATGTGCGTTGTGATGAATAGATACCGCTGCATCAACCTTTTTATTTACATACATGGATTTTCTGCTGGATAAGCTTTCGTCTGTATTCCCTTCGTTGTTGTCAGGGAAGATAAATTTCACATCGTAGTCTTTCAACAGTTCCACCACGTAATCTCTGACTTTATCGTTCAATTCCCATTCATGGATACCATCTGGTGTACGCTTACCTGCAGTCTTAAGACCATGACCTGCATCTAACGCAATAATCTTTGTTGCCATAATAATCTCCTTCCTGTGCGACGTCGCACAATACTGTTAACTTGCTGGTAACTTTCATTTCTGATCCTATAACGTGAATTTTGTGAGAAAATCACAAATATAGAATCAGAAACTCAAATATTTGATTTTATATTTAACTTGCTGGTAATTTGCCAACGTGCATAAAACCTAAAATCTTGCACGTTAAAAGAGGACGATTACTCGCCCTCTGCTTTATATTTTGAATTACTCATACCAAGGATTACACCAAGAAATGTATCAACTGCGGTAATTGTACCTACAATCTGTTCGCCGAAAGGAAATCCCCAAATACCTGCCAGCGCAAAGTAAAGCGTTCCTAATGCCGGTAATACAATCTGTGCAATCCATTTGATAATGTCATACGTCTCGTTTCTCATTTTCATGTCATTATCCCCCTACATTCCTAACTTCATAAATATGTAGCAGACTACTGCTCCCACTGCTGTTGTTATCACATGGCTGGACACCTTTCTCCACATCTCTCCATCCTTTGATTCGAGGTCGTCAATGCGTTCTCCCTGCGACTTCAATTCCTTAAGCATATTTTCCATATTCAGTGCCAGCTTCTGCACTGACATCGCAATCTCATGGTACTGCTCCATGATTTTTTCTACACGTTCAATGCGTTTCGAGATGCGTCTGTGCTCATCCTCCATGCGTTTTACATATTCTTCATGTTCACCACGCTCAATAAAATCTCCCATTTCCACCACCCTTTGTCCAATAAAAAGGACATCCGAAGATGCCCTTATTCCTCATCTGTTTCAAGCATAAACTCGATAGCTTCAATAAGAACTGGAGAAAGTCCTGCTGCATCAATTTCTTTCAGAGCAACCTTTTTAATCGGAATTTCCACTACTTCATCATGAAGTTTTCTGAGTTCTTCCAGGTATTCTCTCATGGATTCTTCAGGAATATCATAGTTGCCGTCTGGTCTGATGATTGGGTTTTCCTTTTCATCCTTGTTCGCATACTCTTTACAGAGAGCAATTCTCTGTTCGTCATAAGCTTTGAATTCTTCTGTTACTGCTTTTACATTCTTCATGATACGGTAAGCCGTTACACTGCTGAGTCCTCTCTGCTGGTTTAAAATACCTAATGCACCCTGACTTTCAATTAAATTTCCTAATCTGATTTCCATGACATCTCCCCCTTATGCTTCTACTGTTTCTTTCATTTCTGCGATTTTTTCATCCTGAACACTATAGCAATAGTCTTCGAATTCTGCCTGATCTGCTCTGCAGACTGTGCGGTTCTCTTTATAAAGAGATGGATTTGTCTGCCATGAACTAATAGACATGTTATTTGGATTTGTGGAATCAATCATTGCCTGAAATCCGCATGCCTCTACTTCTCCGATCATTGAGTGTCCTGTGATTGTGATTCTTTCTTCTTTGATTAATGACATAATATTGTCTCCTTTCTAAAAAAACACATGGACAAACATTTCATCTGCCCATGTGCTGCTGTTGAATTAAAACTTAAAAATAACTTTAACGATTTTTTCTTTCGTTCTTGCTATTACTCGGTATCCTGTTTCTGAAGCTGTGGCTATACCACCTTTAGCCACCTTACAGAATCCGTTGACCTGACAGGTTCCGTCATCCCTCACAGCTATTACTCCAAGCATTCCGACCTTCGCCCATTCTGGTCTGTCTTCTCGCTGGATATATGCCTGTGATGGATCGTAATCTGGATTCTCTTTATACTTTGTTGCGACTTTTTTCACGACAGTTATTTCCCCTGTCTCTCTATCTACAACAGTTTCTTCACACTCGATCTCTTCTACGATAAAATCTCCGAATTCATCGAGAATGTATCTTCCCTTCCAGCATTCATCTCCGTTACCGATAATAGATGGAAGAGCACTTGTAATACCAAGGATATAATCTCCTGGTTCTGCCTTTCTTATCTTGTCGCCATCCAGTGTCACAAAGTATCCTCTTCGGTCTTCTTCATCTAGATTTCCATCAAGCCATTCAAAATACTCCGCATAGTCACATCCTGAAGTAGTCAACGCATTAAGAGCATACGGCTGTCCGTTATAGTTCACCCTGAACGCATTCGACGGTGATGAGGCTGTTCCGTTCCCGATAACAAATGCAGTTCCGGTTCCAGTCCCGCTGCTTGTTCCTGCCGCCGCAGTAGATGTGTTATTGTAATGCCCCTGTGCATGCTGCCATGCAAGTGCCGTAGTCCAATATCCCTCTGCATGACTTGCATCACCACTTGCTTTGGTATTATATCCTTCCGAATGACTTGCCGTAGCTGATGCTGTTGTTATATAACCTTCAGCATGTGCTGCCGTTCCACTTGCTGTGTTGTCTCGCCCTTCTACATGGGCGTATCCAGCACTGGCCGTGTTGTTATACCCTTCCGCATGACTTGCCGAAGCTGATGCCGTTGCTTTGTATCCTTCTGCATGTGCATACGCACCAGCAGCCTTATTATTTGTGTAATCATTGAATATTTCACCGCCACCTGTACCACCACCATTAATTATCTTTCCTGGCAGTACATCAAGTTTATCCTTATCTGCAGCGCTCAGCAATCCGTTTGCAGACGCGGTGGCAACGGCATATGTTGTATCTGTAAACACCGCATTACTCGGTACGGATTTCCCTAATGTGTATGTACATTTGTTAATTGTACCATCAGAACCAACATACACAGGCTGTGTTGCACTACCTACCTGTGCACTGCCTCCATTGGTGTCAGTGGTATCGAGTGTAAATTTTGAACGTGGCACAACATACCAATCGCCGTATGTCCATGAGTTAGCTGTTGCCCCTGCATAGCAATACTGAATATATTCTACACCAGTATTGTAGCAAGTAATTTTCCTCAAACGGTAAACCCATGTACCGGTAGTTTCGTTATCCACAGTCGTTGACAGTGGATTGAATACCTGCATTGCAAACGCAACAGATAATGGACTGTTTGTTAATGTAGCTGCGTTCACATTTTGTGAGCAATAGTAGTTTCCTACTTTCAGGTAATCGGTAGTGTTCAGATTAGCATTTGCAGGGATTGACGTTCCTGCCGGAATCATTGAACAATAAAATCTACTGATTTGTCTTCCATTACCATCATTTGTTGCCTTTGTAGCTGAAGTAGCATTGCCACTCAATGAGCCTATAAATGTTGTAGCGGTCACTACTTTAGCTGATGTAATCGTCACGCCGTTAATCTGAAGCTGTCCTGACGCATTTTCAATGATTCTTGAAGTATAGTCTTCCGTACTTCCATTGAAATGGAAATCAATAAATCCACCATAGCCAGATAAGCTTCCCGTAGAGTTCAGCTCAATGGATGTCGGATTACTTGCCATGTAATTATGTGTATGACTTGCCGCCGCACAATAACTGCTCCAATTTCCTTCATGCAATATTTTCTTTGCGCTGCCTATATACACCACTGGTGTGTTCGCTGCACTAAATCCGAAATATCCCAATGTACTACCACTTGAATTTTGTATTCCTATGTAAGATCCAGTCGATGCAGATTTTACATACAGAGGCGTGTCACCTGATGCTCCTGTAATCGTCCCACCTGATAGTGGAAG